TGTGTTTTTTTTTTTTTGTGTCTGGATCTGTGCTGTGTTAGGACTACTCTCTGCGGTATGGCACTCATAAGTACCAACCTCCACAAGAGTTTTATTAGGGCGGTTATACTCTCCTAAAGTTGAGGAGTATCTTTTTACTACCACTTGCTTATCATAGAGAAACTGCATACCTTAGCCCTCCTTATATCCGCCTACTGGATCATCCAGCGTATAAGATCTAGGAAATAGCTGGCGGTATGGGTACAGCTTTTTTTCTACTGATACAGGTAATGGATCATCAAAGGTTACACTCTCATCCGCTAAGGTATAAGAGCTCTCCCCCTCAGCCCCCAGCTTTCTAAAACGCTGGATAGCTAAATCCTCCTGCACATTCTTAAGCTGTTTAGGGAATACATCCGCATACCCTGTAATAATGCCCTCATCGTTAGTAAGAGCCTCTATAAAGGTATCTCTACAAAATGCCTCTATATCCTCTCTTGCTTTCTCTAAGAGAACACTCAATAGCCCCAGCTTTTTTGTGTTATCCTCTGATATTCCACAGAGGATCCTACAACGCTCTAAGCTATCCATAGGAGATCCCTCCTTATTCCTCTACAAGCTCTACGCCCTCTAATCCAGCCAGATACTTAGCTACTGATAAATTGTCTGTACTAGCCTTACCATCACTGAAATACACGCCTACAGCGGATACAGTTAAGTAAGGATTTTCAGAGGTAAAGTGATACACCTTTTTAGGCTTATCCTCTTTCTTTTCCTCCTGCTCTGGAGTTACCTCTGGGGATACAGCACCCTCTGTAGGAGCCTCTGTACCCTTTTCCTGCTCCTGTTTTTCATCGGCTGGAGCATTTACCGCCTCTTTCTTTTCCTCCTGCTCTGGAGTACTCTGTGCTTTTCTAGGCATATCCTTTTACCTCCTTACCAAAAATTAAAGACTTGCCTCTGTGATAGAGATCTTAGATCCTGCAAAGCTGTTAAGGAGCTTAATTGTACTCTCGTTAAGTACATGACCTTTGTAATAATCTCCAGCCTTAGGAAGATCCTCATAGAAAGTACCTCTAAGCTCTGCGATCTGTACCTCGCCTAAGTCTACTGTAAGGATAGTCTTAGTATCAGCATAACGATCCAGTACTAAAGAGATTTCTCCAAAGTCTGTTACGATCTTCTGTACTCCGATACCAAGTACATTCTGCATAGATCCGTTATCACCTAAGAAACGTACATTGTTACCTGCCTTAGCAAGATTGTTAATCATACGCTTAACATTTGCATTTACAAAAGAGAAATACTCTCCCTGTGCTCCGTGATCCCACATTTTCTGGAGTGCATCTAAGAAGTGATCCTCTGTAAGTGCTCCCTTTGTTTCTACAACATTATTAGCATTTACCAGATTTACAAGTCCGTTCATCTGTCTAGGAGTAGATCCACTCTCCAGAGCCTTAGTACCGTTAAGGAAGTACCACTCCATATCTCTCTTAGTTTCTACTAAGCGATCCTGTACCTCAGCGTTAAATACATCGTTGATACCCATAGGATTGAGGGATCTAGCTGTGCCAGATACCTGTGTTACCTTTTCGATGATCTGACACACATTAGAGAGTGTTTTTCTGCTAGAAGTGATAACCTCCCCTGCCTCAGAGCCCTCTAATTTAAGAGTACCTCTCTCAGAATTAAGCTCTTTCTCTCTCCATGTTACTGTAATATCCTTTGCTGGTACTACCTGCCCTCTACTCATAAGCAAAGTAGTAAGCGGAGTATCTGTAGGAGATGTCTGCTTAATCTCCTCTGTGAGGTCTACAACCTCATTTTCAAGAAAATCTTTTCTTTTAATCATGTCTGCCATTTCTTATTACCTCCTGTTTGAGTTATTTGTTTTGAGGAGTTGGCTTACTCCTCATCTCTGTTTCTGTAGGCATTGAGTTTTTCACTAATCATGCCCTTTACATTTCCAGCCTTTCTGTACTCATCGTACTTAGTTTCATCTTTCTTAGATGTAGATCCTGTAGCTGGAGTGGATCCTTTGAGAAACTCAGCTTTAGCCTTTGCAACTTCCTTAGCTACTTCTGCATCAAAGAGCTTTTTCATACCCTTTACTCTCTCAGTGAGCTTAGCTTTACGCTCATCCTCATCTGTGATAGTTGCTAAGTCCTCTACAGCGATAAGATTTCTAAAGCCAGCATCCAGCCCCATCTCCTGTACTGCATCTACTACATCCAGCTTTAAGCCCTTGATAGTAAGATCCAGATCTCTCTTAGCCTGTGCCTGTAAGCGTTCCTGCTCCTCCGCCTGTCTACGCTCATCCTCTGTCATTTTTTCCTTAGCCTGCTTATCCGCCCACTCTTTTTCCTTTTTCTTAATGGCATCCGTTACTCTCTTATCTGCCATCTTTTCATACTCTTTCTGGAGTTCTGCTCTGATCTCCTCCTCTGTCTTTACCTTAGGAGTGCTATCTGCACCTGCTCCAGTAGTGTTAGCGTTAGCTGTGGTATTAGTCTGGGTACTATTACCCTGCTCCTGTGTCTGTGTAGCTGTGTTTGTGTTTACATCTGCCATAGTTGTTATCCTCCTTAAAATGAGTTATATAGTGCTGATCCCTCGTAAGTTATCTGCAAAATATCCCTACTGTTTCTACATAAGTTAGGGTAAATATCTGGAGAAAATATGTATTTACTATGTAATCTTTTTTCAGTTTCTTTAGATTTTTATTTCAGAGCAAAAAAAAAGAGGCTAACAAGTTTTTACACCTGTTAGCCTCTCCTGTGAGTTAATCCCACATATCATCCTCTGGTAAATCCTCCAGCACGTTATAAAAGTTAGGGATCTTTGCTATCGTCTTACCCTCTTTAATCTGAGTAAGTACCTCTATCTTTTCATCTAAGAGCTCATCACTATCCAGATTAAAATATTTCATCTCTGGAATACCGATAGCATAAGGTAAAAGATCCATGATCTGTATTTTCTTCTCCTCCATTACTTAGGCACCTCCTTTAACATAGCCTCCACACATCCTCTCAATGCTGTTACAATCTCTGGATAATCCTCAGCTAAAATATCTATAAGCTCTGGATGTCCTACGCAAAGAGAGGCATAGTTAGCTAAACTCTCTGAGCAATTAGGATTAGTCCTACGCCTATCTGTATAATAAGCGGATCCGTGACCGTATGTAACCTGTCCAGTATCTCTAAAGGCTCCTTTACTTACTGCATCGTAAATATCCTGTAATCCAGATACTCCGCCTCCAAAAAGAGCTCTACGCTCATTATCTGCCTCCTCATTAACCTCTTTTGAGAGTTTCTTATAAAGGCTATTGTATTTTTTCCAATCAATAGCTCCAGATCTATACTGCTCCTTAAGTTTCTCATGCTGTGTATTAAAGGTTTCTTGTTGCTTTTTATATATTATATCACACTCTTTGGCAAAATCTTCAAAGAGCTTTTTAGCCCTATCTCCGATAACTGGAGTAGCCTTATCAAACGCCTCTACAAGAGGTTTATAAGACTGTGAAAACATTTTACTAGGTAGCTTATCCTTATTATCCTTAACAGTTATCAGCATATCTAAAAAGTGCATTTCCTCATGTAGGTTAGTATCATAGGTGCCGATATAATTAGGGTTTATTTTAGGGATACCTACATCAAAAACATATTCAAAATTTCTATTCCATGATCTCTTAACCCTGTGCTCTCCATGTGTTACCTTTAATACTACCTCATCGGATAGCCCATCACACAATTTATCCATCTTAGTATATAGTGCTACCACATTAGGATCTACGGATGTTTTAGAGTTCATATAATCTAATAGAGCTTGTGTATTTTTAGCCTCTGGCTTAGTTGCATAAAAAACTTGTGGGTAATCTGTGAGCTTAATCTGCTCTGGTACAGGAGTAGGATTTTCTTTAAGCTCTTTCTCTACTGTCTTTGTATTAACCTTTTCTACAGGTTTTACCTCCTCCTGCTTTTTAGCCTCTGCCTCTCTCCACTTCTCATAGTTCTCAGCACCTCTAACGGATCCTGTAAGCTCATTAAGCTCATTATCCTCAAAGGTATCACTTACTACAGGAATATATACACATCTACAGTTAGGATGGCGTGGGAGAGTAGGCTCCTCCCCCCTTTTGAATACCTTACCATTATCAGCCCTGCAATACTGGCAAGTTCTACTATCTCCGCCATTAGCACAGCGGTATCTAATCTCCTCTACCCCAGTATCTTTATATACATCATCGTGAGCACAGTAGGTAACTCTCTTTGTTTCTGTCCTTGCTACCCTCTCAGCGTTATATCTGGCTGTATCTATGCCCTTATTGATCCTATCCGTGATCTGAGGTATTCCTTCTCCTAAGATCATACTCTGAGTAAGTCCTACTCTAAGATTTCTACCCAGCCTCTCCTTATCCTGCCAGAGCCGATCACTAAACATAGCCCCACTCCACGGATAATCTAAGGTTTTCTGGATAAGAGCTGGATTAAGCCTGTTAAAATTAGCCTTTATATTTATGCTCTGCCCCAGATCGTATACCTGCCTTAAAAACTGATCCGTATAAATATTACTAAGCCCCTGCCTAAAAGTAATCTGCTCTTTCTGCCCTAAGGCTTTTATCTGCTCTCCGATCTGCTCAAATAATCCTCTACTCCGTGTGAGTGCTGATTGATTAGCATAGCTCCACTCTCCCCCAGCCTTTTGTACCTTTGAGATTGTTTCTGTTATGCTGGCAAGGATTTCTTTCTGGCAACTAGCATAAATAGAGGCTAAGACTTTCTCCATCTTAGCCTCATCCTCAAACGCTTTGAGATTATTTTTAAGTACTGCCTCCTCACGCTCCTTAATGAGCTTAGCTCTCCTCACACTGTCCTCATGGAGGATATTTTTCTGCTCTGGAGTAAGCTCTGAGTATGGGATACCGTACATTTTCGCTACTTCTTTATTTACATAGCCTACATTAGCCACTCTTTACACCTCCTTACAGCCTCATATAGCCCTTTTACTGTTCTGGCTGAGGAATTGTAGCCCCCTGTGCATTTAAAGCCTCCTGTGCGCTATTCTGTGCATTGAGGTTAGGGAATAAGTTATTACTATCATTTGTAATATTCTGCACAGAGTAAGGATCTGTACTCTGTCTATCTCTTTCCATGTCTGCCTCCAGCTTTTCCAGCACTTCCTTAGGGTTATCAATGAATGGGAGTAAGCTGAGGAGCGTTTCCTTATCCACTTTTCCATCCAGCTTACTTACTGTATCTACAATTTCTGTAAGATTGTTAGGTACATTTCTACTAAACTCCACTTTGAGGTTAAGTACATCCACCTCACGCCCTGTATTTACATGAATAGGCACACTAAGCACTCTTACCAGCTCCTTTATAGCCTTCTCCATTTTTCTCTCTTTGATAATACACTTAGTTTCCAGCCCAAAGAGCTTAAATCTGATAGCTACACCGCTAAGATTTCCTGCAAAGTTCTCATCTGAGAGATCTGGCACAGCGGAAAACTTGTGGATATTCTTCTCCAGCCTGTTAAGATGGTTTTCTAGTGCCTCCGTCTGGATCTCCTTTGTAATGAATTTCATATCTCCATTTTCCATTACCTCTACAATTCCCTCATCTTTGAGTTTTTGGATGCTATCATTACCTGCTACCATGTTTTTAAGCATTAAATAAGCGTTTCTAAATGCCTCAAACTCATTAGATACATCGGAGAGCACCTTATCATAGTCATTTACCAGCGTTTCTATCTTTTCAAGATCGCTCATCTGCTCCTCATTGTTATAAACCGTGATAATAGGGATCCTGCCGAAAATATGAGACTTTTCCTCTACAAACTCATAGCTTGCAAACTGTCTAGCCTTGCCCTTACCTGTAGCCCCACAGGAGCCATCATCTACACACTTAAAGGTTTCTATCTTAGTAGGGCTGTACACCTCTGCATAATGAGTAGTTCTCTTTGTATCCTCTGTATCAATATCATACAGGCGGATCTTATAGGCTGGCTCCTTTGTGGAGCTATTCTTATACACAACAATAAGATCCTCTGGGGATACTCTCATCATCTTAGTATGGCTCTCCTCATCTTGATATACTAAGATATGGGATAAGCCCTTAATCATCGCCTCCTTACCCCACTCGATAAAAAGATCATCTTTATCGTTATCGCTACAGATCTTATCTAACTCATCCTGTACCGCTGTATCCTCCAGCTCTGTAAGGTCTACTCCTACATCCGCTGGATCTGCCTCTACAGGTGCCTTATCCTTTTTAGGCTCTGTATAGTTAAGTACAATAGGATTACCCAGAAAATAACCTACTGTGTTATCAATCGTCTGTCCGAAAAAATCATTTACCAGCTTGTTATTAGGCTTGTTTTTGTCTTTTCTCGGTCTATTCTGGATCTTATGCTTACCCTCGTACAGTTTTTGAAACTTTATATATCTGGGAGCTATCTTATTTACATGAGTATCTACCAGATCATTTAAAAGCTCTGTACTAAATCTACCTCCCTCAACTTCTACATTAAACTCTCTATCTATCGGTCTGCTAAGCTCTGCCATATTGTTTATATCCTCCTTTTCTGCATAAAAATAAGCCCTCACTTATTAGGGCTTTTACACTAAATTCTAAAATCTTCTCTTTTAAGTACTCTGATCTCATTACCGCCATCTGCCATAGTCATAGCAAAATCTAGGGCATCAAATAAATCATCGTGATCCACCTCTGGGAATAACAGTAAGCACTCCTCCAGATCATCCATACCCTCTCTAAAATATACCTTGTGGTTTTCAAAATTAGCCGATCTCCTCATAGCTCTTGTTACTTTGTCCTTAGAGGTATTGATATTGATAATAGGGAGTAAAGATAATCTCCTAAGCTCCTGTGCTAAGGATTTCTGGTAAGCTACTGTTTCTACTCCGATCCGCTCTACCATAGGGAATTTATTTCTACCATAGTCAATAATGGTATTAAGCTGGGTATTAAAGGTTAATCTATCTTTCACATAATCCAGTACATACACATTATGATCTGCATCTACCCCTATTACCATGAGTACAAAATAATCTCCTTTATCCTGCTCTTTCTCCGATATTGCTAAGTCACAGCCAAAACAAAGTCTTACCTTGATCCACTGATCTATACCATCCTCTGTTTTAACTCGTACCTTAGCGGTCTGAAAATCATAGTCAATCTTATACTCCTCGTAATATCTGAAATATTGAGCCTTAAAAATCTTACCCTTTGCCAGCTCTGTATCATTTTGATACTGCATATTAAAAATGATCTTACCAGATTGCTTAAGAATAGCCTCTAATCGCTCTAAGCTAAATTTCTCCTCCCAGAGAGATACTTTCTTACCGTTTACCACTCTTATAGCTCTCTGGGTATTTACCACATAATCCTTACTCTTTATCAGATCCTCATACAGATCCAATGGGTTATATCGTGTACCCAGTATATGGATCTCTCCATCTGGCTCTAGGGTAGGAAAAAGAGAGCTATAAAACCACTCCTTAAGGTTACTCCTCTGCTTTTCTGTTCTGGCATTTTCCAGCCCTACTAAGTCATCGCCTATAATTACATCAAAGTGCTTAGAAATAACCGCTCCAGAGGCTCCTAGTGCTGTTAGAGTAGCCTCTTTCTTAATAATGCTACGCTTATTTACAGTAAACTCTCTATCATTCCATACATTATCCTTACTGGTTTTCCAATCTCCGAAAATCCTAATAAGATCCTCATTCTGCTCAAAGTGAGTACGAACCTCTTTAAGAAACGCCTCCGCCTGTGTTTGTGTTTTGGATCCTATCATAATACGGATATTAGGATCTCTGAGGATCCTTGTAATACAATAATCCACATCGCCTACAGTACTTTTACCGAAACCTCTAGGGGCTAGATCCAGCGTGCTCTTACTATTCGATATGTTAGAGATAATGCTCTTATGGAGATCCATTACATTTCTCTTAGTAATGTAGGTACATACCAGATAATACGCTATCTCAAAATCTGCCTCCTGTATGAGGTACTTTATCATAGCATCTCTTTCTCTCTGATCCTGTACCTCTCCTAGCTTATCCTCTACTAGGGATACTACTTTATAATCTAACACATCCGCCTAACCTCCTTTCTACGCATAATAAAAGGGAGCCTGTTAGCTCCCTACATCGTTACCAGTTTGATAATAAGTACTATAGCTACGATCCACAGCGTAACCACATTAAACGCCTGTACATTCTTATAACGGTTACTCTCTGGCATAGCATTAAACCAGAGTGTATCTACTACCGATAATCCTACTACCGCTATGGTACAGAGAATAAATACCAGCTTTAATAATCCTGCTACCATGTTCTACTCCTCCTCTCACGCTCTCTATACTCTGCCTCCTCTCTGAGGTCTTTATAAGTCCTACCACAGTATCTACACCTCCAGCCCCAGCCTTTTGTATATTCTGGCTTATGCTTAAGGATATAGAGTGTATGTTTGCATCTTCCTAAATCACTCATCACAGTACGCCTCCTTATATGCTCTCTGGATCTTAGGGATCTGTATAGCCATCCAATCTATCATCTCCTCATTTTTAGCCCAGCACTTACTACCGTAGGCATTTTGCCATAAACCGCTCTCATAGAGAAAAGCGTGTACTATCTCATGGCGTAGTACCTTTTTCTGATATGCTACCAGATCCTTTACACTCTCCGCACTCTGCTTATAGTTAAAAATAAGGATCTCCTTTACACTAGGATCACACCATCCATCCGCCTCTCTATCATATCTGTAATCATCCTCATCTATAATACGGATACTGTATCTGGTTCCTAAGATATGTACCTCACTATTAAAAGCTCTGTGAGGCTGTGTACTGCCTGTACTCTCAATATCATCTAAAGATACTGTTATTTCCAGCCCTGTATCACAGAGCTTTACTGTAGCTGTATTCTTTGAGGTGCTGTACTCCGTTACCTCTCCTACCATCTGCTTATATGCCTTAAGATATACAATCTCTCCAGTAATATCTCTGGTTATATCTCCGCTTACTATCTGCATTACTCTTTATCCTCCTTTTGTCTATTCTCCAGCTCCACCCTACTGTTAGAGCTTGCTACACATAAACCCATAGTTATTACTCCTACAATGCCTCCTAATATAAAGCATCCAATCCCTACTAAAATAATCATATAATCCTCCTAACTGAAAAGGAGAGCCTTTTACAGCTCTCCCTCCCTAACCTCTGCCTTTATTTAACTGTTTCCCACTCCATAGGCTCCAGATCATCAAATACCACAGGTACTCTCTCTCTAAGCTCCTTTAAGAGCGGTACTGCTACCTCTAACATCTGCGGATGAGGCTTTCCTGTAGATCCGCAAGCTCTAAGGCTTAAGAAGTGCCTCCACTCTCTAAGGTTAGCTGTCATTACTACCTCTGTTTTGAGGCTGTTAGGTAATACAGATCTTGCCTCCTGCGGAGTTCTTCCCTCACTAATCAGATAATTATAGGTTTTCTCTGCTCTCATACAGCTATCTACCCAATTATCCATCTCTGGAGTATCCTCTGCAAAGAATACAGGGCGGATAAAAGCTACATCTCCGCTCTTATTGTAATTACAATACCTTGTACTCTCCTGTGCATAGCTGGCTACTCTGTGGCGTACAATCTCATGGGATACGCCTCTATCACAGATAAACTTTACACTAAAAGAGTAGTGCTCCAGCATCGCCATGTGATTACTCTTAATGAGAGCCCTTACCATCTTCTCAGCGGATCCCTCTGTGATCTTATCCTCACTCTTATAGCATACTCTGGCTACTCTCTCGATCTTCCTTAAGATTTCCTCCCCATTGAGGGGATCTAAGATCTCATATCCTGCATCTACGATTTTCATTATTTACCTCCGTTTTTCCGCCATAGGTGTACTCTATACTTTTGCGAACAAATGACACACTTTTTACAGCACCATAGCTAAACGATCCTTAAGCTCTCGCTCAATGTACTCTCTTACCTCAATCGGATTAGCATTACCTGTAATATGTACCTCTGTGTATCCGTTTCCCTCTTTGATCTCCTCCAGCTCTACTCCTGCCATACCAGAGATAATATCTTTAATGGTTTTATCTACGATCTCAGCAATCTCCTCATCGGTCTTACCGTTTCTCTTGCCTGTGATCTCGATATGCCCTACAGAGCCTCCAAACAAACCTCTTAACATAGCATCCATAAAATCCTCATGCTTAGGCTTATCTTTTCTCTCCGCTCTGGCTCCCTCGATGGCATCAATCTCAAACTGGATAAACTCCTGTGCTTTCTTAAGATCCTGTACAATATCATCCTTATGCCCTGCTCTGGAGATGTACTTTACAGCACTCCCTAAGTTAAAATTTAAGCCCCACGCTCTGATTACATCCTTAGGCTGTGGGTTCAATCTGTTATAGTGTTCTGGGTTAATAGCATTACTCATATTATGCTTACCTCCTTATGTTTGATAAGTAACATAATCACATAAACCTTAAAAAGTTAGATTTATTTACCTTTTTTCTTTTCCTTTGTGCAATTCTTACAAAGGGCTCTGTATTTTCCATAGGGAAAAACCTTATACCCATTGTGCAATCTGCACTACTTCTTAGCACTTTTCATAAGCTGAGCGATCTCATCTAAGCGATCCTTAGCATCCTGTGAGAGCTCTTGGGTACCGCCACGCTCTACACGCTCTGTAGCCTCTCCCATAAGGAGCATATCCAGCTTAACCAGCCTCTCAAAATCGTTGATATTCTTTACTTTTACCTTGCCCTGTGCAATATCCTTACTAAAATCAGCCATAAGGTTATTGATAAGGATACGGTACTTAGTCCGTACATCCGTTAGCTCCGCTGTGATCTTAGCCTCGTTACTGTTCTGAGCGTTCTCTATATTTCTCTGGGTTACTCTGGCTACCCAGTTAAAAGCCCTGCTCCAGCCTGCTACCGTTCTCTCCGTTCTTCCTATGGTTTCTGCTACCGCTCTAAGGGATCTCTTATCTCCTAAGCCATAATACAGCTCAAAGGCTTTTCTCTGGAGCTCCTTGTCTTTGCTCAATGTATTAGGAATTATTGCGCCTCCTTTCTCCTCTCTTATGAGGCTATTTTCCTTGCTCTTTGTGAATGAGGGGGATTTTCTACAGTTTTACTTACATTCCTGTTGTTATCTGTTAATTCCCTACCTTTTCTTTCTATCTATCTTCCTTACTATGTTTTCTTTTATAGTACTGAAATTAGTTTTTATATTTCTTTGTTATTACTGTAATATCTACTCTTATTTGTTTATTTAGTATTATTACTGTATTTAAGCCTCTTTTCCGCCCTTTTGCCCTTTTCTCCGCCTTTTACTCATTTCATGGAGATTTCAGTACATAGAATGAAATTAAATAGAGCTACCTCTTACAGTAGCTCTTTCTCTCTTATATGAGTTGTTAATACTCTTATGATAGTTTCTTTCTCCGCCAGCTCCGCCTTTACACCTCTTACCTCTCTGTATACTTCATCTCGGATCTTATTACAGGTATTTCCATGATCCGTGAGCATCCTGTTATATTTCTGTGTCATTCTGTCTATAACATTTTGATCTACTCCCAGCTCTGCCAGATTTCTTATCTCCTCTACTAAGGTCATTTCTCTTACTCCGCTCATAACCACTTTTACGCCTCTCTTTCTCAGCATCCTCTCCAACACATCCATGTAGGAGGTTTTTACTATAAGCCTCTCTTTAGTAGCCATGTAATAAAGCCCTCATCTGGAGTACTCTCTACATACTCATTGTATCTATTGCTAAGCATTACCAGCTCATCCTCTGTAATCCTTACACTGTTGGATCCGAAACGGAGCATAGGTAAAGTAGTTTTCTCCTCTTTCTTCTTTTTCTCCTTAGGTACTTCTTTCTCTGTAAAGATCTCTTTAAGGTCTATCTCTGTAAAGCCCATTACCTCTAAGGAATAATCTACCGCCTGTAACTCAAATAACTCCTTTTTGAGTAACTCATCATCCCAGTTACTTAACTCTGCCAGCTTGTTATCTGCAATACGATAAGCCTTTACCTGCTCTGGAGTGAGATCATCTCTTACTATGTACGGTACTCTATCCAGCCCTGCTAAGATACTAGCCTCTCTCCTCGTATGCCCTGCAATGATAACCATATCTGCATCTACGATAATCGGATTAGTAAATCCGTACTCCTTAATACTCTCCATAACCTTTTTTACTGCATAATCGTTAATTCTAGGGTTATTCTCATAAGGGATAAGATCCAGCGGATCTGTGTACTTTACTTGTAAATCTTTCATAGCCTCATGTACCTCTCTTTCTATTTATTTCCTAAGCTATGTAATTTTGTTTCATTAGTTAGGGTACATATCTGTAATTTTTATGCACCCTTTTACAGATCAAACTCTCCACGCTCTGTATAAGAGCCTCCTACCTGCTTAAATTGCACTCTCTGGTAGCTATTTAGGTTACTAAGAGGGATCTCTGTTTCTCTCCTCCGCTTTTCCTGCTCTGGAGTTTCATAGGGATTACTCATTTTCTTTCTCTTATCCCTATCTGAGGATGTATAGTAAGGATCATGCTCTCTTAGCCATTTATCCGCCTCATCTTCCTCACGACTAAACTTACTCAAATCCCTCCACCGCCTCTCTGCATCTATCGCACACCATAGAGCCCTCTGGTATTATCTCCCCACACATTACACATCTGCTATCTGTAGGGATCTCTTTACTCCTTACTGCCTTGTACTCATAAATCCTTATGGTATCGTGTACTACTCCGCACTCATCTATAAAACATAGAGGCGTTTCTCCTCTCGGTCTTTTCAATTCTATGTAGGATCCGTTTTCATCGGTTCCACACTTTATTAAACTCATCTAATCCTCCTCCAGATAAGCTCTAAGCTCTCTCTGTATTCTCTTTATACCGCTGTTTATATTCTTACTAATAACGCTCTGATCCACGCCCATTACAAACGCTAACTCATCCTGTGTATATCCCAGTACCAGGACATACGCTATACTCATGTACTGATAATGGCTTAGCTTTCCTTTTCTGTATGCCTTATTAAACTCTGCTCTATCGCTTTTATGGTATTTATCCAGATCAATAGCTGTTACTGTCTTAAGGTCTGTGAGGATACAGGTAGCTACTGTATCTCCTTTTTCACTTAAGCCCTCTAAGCCTCCCCAGTTTCTCAAAAATCTCTTTATGTTCTTAGGATCCTTATAACTCAGCCTTAGTAATTGATCGTTTACTACATTTCTTACAATCGCTCCCAACGCTACCGCCTCCTCTCATTAGCTTTTCTATGTATCTTAGGTGTACCTCCGCTGTAATACCGCTGTATAACCCAGTGCCTTTTACTGTAGCTACACTCTTTCTAAGAGCTATAATCTCTCCATAGGTATAATCATTATCCAGAGGACACATCCACTTAATGGCATCTCCTACCTTAAACATCGTGTACCTCCCTTTTAACAAGAAAAAAGGAGTATAGTTTTTTCCTATACTCCTGCTTGATCCTGTATTATTCCTGTGTTAGTTCCTGTCTTAATTCCTGTGCTCTGGCTATTACCTCTCTGCTATATGCTGAGCTATAAATATCTTTAGCCCACAGCTTTTTAGCTGTACTCTCTCCCATGTTATATACCATGAGTACACAATTTTCTCCGCTAGATGCTAAATACTTATCCTGTATCTCTCTTAAACAGTTAAGCCCTACTCTGACATTTTGATATGGATTAAAGAGATCTGTTACTCCCTCCGCCTCCATCCGCTCTGTATGCCATTTCTCGTATATCTGCATATAGCCCTTACTGTTTCCGTTATCTCCTACCTTATCCCAGTGATAACCGCTCTCCCTCTCTATGATGGCTAGTACCGTATAATAATCTACTCCGTACTCTTTACACTCACACCAGAGGTAAACCTGTACTATTTCTGGAAAACATCCTCCAGCATCCTTATACTCCTGTGGGATTTCATAATATCTAAATCCATCCTCGTATACCTCTGATCCCCAGTCTGCACTCATCGTATTATACGGATATGTATAATTAAGATCATGCTCCAGCTTTGCCTCCTGCTCTGTTTCCGTTACTGGCTCTATGTTCTCAGCTTGTGGCGTTTCCGTAATATAAATCTCCTCAGTAGGAGGCTCTTTATCTGCTCCCTTTAGATTTACACTCGTTATCACAGTAATTACTCCTGCTATTACCACTCCTACCAATATTAAAGGCAATATATTTACTCTGGCTCTCCTCTTTCTTCTAATTCTCCTTTTTCTCATCCTGCACCTCCTGTAAGATCCTGTTTAATCCTGCTATTACTTTCTGCATATTATCCACTTGCCCTACTAACCTGCTTAGGGTAGTGGATATATCATCTGGATCTCTGGAGTACCAGTAACCATAAGTAGAGCTACATATAGCCTCCCCATTCTGCCTCAGATCGCTTACAATGTTTCTTAGCTGTTTCTCATGCACATTAAACAGTACACACAGCTCTCTAGCCTTTACCGCTTTTCCCTCCGATGTATGAAACTCTTTAAGGTACTCAACTATATCACATCCTACCTCTGACACGGTTTTTACCTCCTTTTTAAGTTGATATATAACCTAATCACTTTTGAGGAGGATTTTTAGATAAAATAGAAAAAAAGTGGTACATCTTTTCTTGCAAAATGTACCACTCTCTGTATTATTCCTCTACGATCTCTCCATCTTCTGTTACTTCTACAATTTCTCCCTCGATACAGCGGTAGTATGTATCCTCTTTGATCTTCTCTCCATCTACTACTACCATCTTAGCTCCTGTAAGCTCCCAGTTATCTTTATTGTACATATCCTTATAACTTCCATCCCAGTACTTTTCTCCGATAAATCTCCAATCAGAGAGGATAAGATGAGCTCCCTTACAACCTTTGGCTCTCGCCTCATGCCCCCATGCAACCGCTACACCAGTAGGATCACTAACAGATGAGGCTCCTTTATACCCTGTAGCAGATGAGGCTCCACAATTCCCTGTAGCAGATGAGGCTCCTTTATACCCTGTAGCAGATGAGGCTCCATAATCCCCTGTAGCAGATGAGGCTCCATAATTCCCTGTAGCAGATGAGGCTCCATAATCCCCTGTAGCAGATGAGGCTCCATAATTCCCTGTAGCAGATGAGGCTCCTTTATACCCTGTAGCAGATGAGGCTCCATAATCCCCTGTAGCAGATGAGGCTCCATAATTCCCTGTAGCAGATGCAAAACCGTGTCGCTCGTCTGATCCTGCCTCTTTGTTTACCTTACTCATAGTAAAATCAATAGCCATCTTTACAAGTCCTGCAATAGATAATCTAGCTCCGATCTTAATATCAGTAGCACATACCTTAGTATTATCTCCGCTCTTATCCATCTCTCCAGATAACTCTACCTCATGGTATACGCTATGTGCTGGATCATAATATCCGAAACAATCTAACGGATACTCGCAAGCGTGAAAACCTGTATCACAGCACTCCGCTCTTTCTGTGTGAAATTCCTTACCCTCCTCATACTGATAACCTCTACAGGTAAGATCCTTGTTAAATCCTTTAAATGCTTTCATAGATTTTTCTCCTTTTCTATGTGTGTTATTTTTATTGATAAATAACTTAATCCTCAATATGAGGAAAATTTAGATAGTTTTTGAAAAATATTTTATTTACTATTTTCCATTCTTTCTCTAGTACGGTTTACCTTAAAGGTCTTAACCGCTAAGATCTCATCCTCTGGGATCTGGAGGAGATACTTTACCTGCTCCAGCATTAACTCTACATCTGCAATCTCCTCTACTAAGTTATCTCTGGCAATAGCTTTTTTATCCTCTGCTACAGGCTGTCCTAAGCCTGTCTCTACTCTACGGTACTTGTTTACCGCCTGTATAAGCTCTGCACACTCCTCTACTAACTGGTTACTCTGTGCCTCATATCCATAGTACTTAGCTGTTTCTAAGTTCATATCTCTAATTTTACACATATCTAATACGCCTCCTTTATCAGCTCTCTTATTCTGTAAATCTCTGCACTCTCTAACCCTAATGGATCGTGATCTACTCCTCCAATAGCATCTATAACCGCTCTGAGTGCCTCCCTGCTCTTATACAGATCCTCCATTAAATTATCCTCAATGAGGTAATACTCCTTAGGATCTCCGAAAGATACTGCTATAGCATAATCCTCTTTTCTCATAGCTAAGCTCTGCTCCTTAGCCTTATCTATCCAGCTCTTTTTTACTGTGATACTCTGGCTAGGGTTCATCTTTGTTTTAGCCTCAATAAAGAGTTTATCTACCACTACATCTCCTTTTAGAAACGGAGTTGATCCAGATCCTACTACTTGTCTACCGCCCATAGCCTTAGCTATACGCTTTTCCTGTATGGAGCTCTTAGCTCTTGTACTATCTTTCAATCTCTATCTCTGCCTCCACGTTTAAATACTGATCCCTAAGTTTTCTCCATAAAGCCTCTCTAACCCTGCCTCTAAAGAAAATGGGCTTTACCTCGTATACCATACTAATTATGCTTATGCTATTCATAGCATCCAGCATATTCCATCTACCATCACAGGCTCTAGCATTAGCCCACCCTGTAAACTCCTTAAATGTACAATCCTTAATTTTCTTTTTCATTTACTTACTACCGCCTCCTTAGTTCTCAAAAACTCATTTACTAAATAAAAATCTTTATCCATAATAGATAAATGCTCCTTAGCTCCGCCTTTTCTATACACAATTACAGGGCTCTCCTTAGGTTTTCTATCTTTCTTAGTTTTCTGGGCTCTAAGTACCTCATACGCTCCTACTGTAGGTATAATCAAATAGCCCTTACTTTCCAGAAACTCCTCAAACGCCTTTAGCTGGCTCATGTGTAGCACATTTCTGATAGCCATATTATTTACCCTCGCTTTCTTCTGGTACTACCTCCAGTATTCCAGCCTGTGTAAGATCATAGATAGTATCTGTTACAATATCCAGCTCTGATCCTCCTACATGATAAGTACCCTCTACTGCTACCTCTACATACAAATCTCTGTGCTCTGTCCTTACTGAGATCTGTACACATGGAATATCATAATCCTCTGCAATATAGGCAATCTTGCTAGGCTCATCTGCATCCATTAAAAACTTATGGTACCATTCATGCTGATACTTATAGCCGATACCCTCTAAACAACGCTCTCCAGCATCCGCCCACTCTTTACCTGTCTTAAATCCGTACTTTTTAAGTTCATCTAAATCAATACCTGCTTTTACTCTTAAACTCATGTTATTCTGCCTCTCTTTCTTCTAACCTCACTCCGCCATACTCCCAGAGATCCTTTTTCATCTCATCCATATCTAGCTCTCCATTTTGCCAGCGTTCATAGTATTCCAATACAAGCTCTGTAAACTCTGGTATCTTCTTTGCATAGGTCTTTTTCCAGTAATGATCCATAAGTACCTCCATAGGGAGTACTAAGAGTAATGTCATAGCTGTAGTTATGGCATCCTCCATAGCCTCCTGTTTGATCCTCTTAAGATCTTCCTCTGTTACCTGCCTTACTGCATTATGGAGCTGTGATCTGGTTAGATTATAGGTTTTTACCTGTTTACCTCTTTGCTTTTCAAGCCTACGCCTCTCAGCTCTACCCACACTTAACACTCCTCTCTCACAGAAATTTTACTGGCTCTCCTACCCTTTTTACCACTAAGAACCCACTTACTGAGTGATCCTCTATCTGAGGTAGTGTATTTACATAAAGCTCTATACCTAACTCCTCTCGGAGTTCTCTGTTTATACTCTCTAAAGGAGCGTTTACAAGATAATTCAACTCACTCATAGTAGTAGCTGTAAAAGGCTTTCCTATAAAATCTCCCATTACACCTACTCCCTCATCTCTTACCCTGCTCCACGCCTCCTTAAGCAAAATCATTAACCTACTTACATCCATGATATACCGCCTCTACTTTCCACCGCTTAAGAAACTCCTCCAGAGAGTTATACTCAAACTTATAAGCTCTTACCGATACCACCAGCTTATTTCCTGTACATCTGGTTTTAATCGGATACACCTTACCGCTCTGGAGCTCACACTCTACCCCTATGTATCTAGCTTTTATCATCCTGCTCCTCCTGCATACTTGCATCTTTTTACATGAGAACATCTAAAAATACAGGAAATATCATAATCCATCTCTATAAAGTAATACTTTCTACCTGTCAGAAATAAATTATCATTATCCCTTACATAGTCAGTTCCACACTGTCTAAGTACTCCTGTGTACTCACTTCCATCAAAGAGCGTAACTGTTACCTCAGTATCCAAACGCTCCTCTAAATCTTCTCTCCTCATCGGATCCTCCTCTCTTTTGCTGATACATAACTTAATCACAATCGGTAAGTATTTTTAGACAAAAAAAAAGAGGATCCTAAGATCCTCTCTCTGGTATTAAAACTCCAGCACATTCTCCTCTATGAAAATATCCTTATGCACATCTGCCTTAAATGCTAAGAGTGCTCTGGAGGCTCTCAGCATTACCTCCTCATCTCCCATCATTTTAGCCCCTGTGTAGGTATTCTCCAAAAAATCTATTACCTCCTGTTTCTGCTTTTCATTATCCATAGATACCTCCTATAAATCCTCCCAGCCATCATATCCCAGCTCTTTTAATTCCATCTTACTCTCCCAGATAGCATCCATTAGATTATCCGCCTCTATATCCTCTGGATCTGTGCTACACTCTAAGGCTACCTGTAACATTTTTATATAATCTATCAGCTCTTTTATACGCTCATCCATTAAGCCCTCCTATTTGAGTAAATCTTTTACTCCTACTGTGGTTTTCTTGTATACGGCATTTTTTACAGCTCTCTTAGGGTTCTTTGCCAGCCCTACACCCTTTTTACCATACAAAGGATTAACCGCTTTCTTTACCGCTCTCTTAGCCTTACCTGTAGTGCTTGCTTTAATAGCCTTTTTAAGGCTAGGTTTTCTTACTCCGATTTTCATATAATCCGCCTCCTACTCTATAGATCCATAGATACTCATATACTCTATATTTCCATTAAATTTACTGGTTTCTGTACTAAATCCGTCAAACTCTATAACCCTTGTATCATCCGCTAAAACCTGCTCCCAGCATTTCTCTATATCGGTATCACTAAAAGGCTTTACAAACCTCAGAAACGCCTCCTTATACTGCTCCAGATCCTTACACTCTAAGTATACTGTTACCTTAGTTCCTGTAGCTGATATAGTAGTTTCCTCTGTTTTGAGTTTTATCTGATTTTTATGTACACTACCATGATGCTTATAGGGCTCAAACTGATCCGCTGTTATCTCCTGCCCCACATTAACCTCATTATACCTATTCAGATATAAATTGATCTCCTCATCGTCTGCATAGATTACAGATAGCTCCTCCGCCTCCTCTGTAGCTGTTTCTGGCTCCTCTGTTACCTCTGGAGTACTTTCTATAGCCTCCGTTACTTTCTCCGCCTCTATGGGCTCATTTACCTTAGCTGTATTTCCACAGGCTGATAAGGATAGTGCAATACCTAAAGCTATTATTACGCTCAATCTCTTTATCATGTAACCACCTACCTTTTTATATAGTGGTTATATTATAACTCATTTATGAGGCTAACTCAATAACCATCCTAGCCCACGCTCTGGCATCATCCTCCCCATACATCCTGTACACACAATCCTTATAAGGGATCCTGTAATCCGCCTTAGGATCATTCTCTACCAGTAAATACTTATACTGTGGCTCCCTTGCCTTATTTTGTAAGTGGTGCCTAAATTGATGGAGAAAACCCTCTAAGGAGGGCTCCCCTAAGAAAATCTCCTTTGTAGAATGTACATAGTTATCATCCCTTACCCACGCTGTAATAACAGGGATCTCTACACTGTATACCTCCGCAAGCTCTGTATCTAGCTCTCTGATTATCTCCAATCTCTGGAGAGGTGTAGCGGATTTATAACCATTTGCCAGAGCCATACTAACAGGCTCCAGAGCTTTACACTCCTTAAATAACACTTTATAGCTTTCTACTCTTTCTATTAGATCCATATACTACCTCCTTATATACCGCTCTATTCTCTGCATTATCGGATCATAAATAGTAACTACTGCATACTGATTACAATAATGTGTTTTACTAGGTATACTGTTAATAACCATCGTAGGCACTCCTAAAGTATCCTCTGGCATCATCCTTTTAACCCACCGATCTAACCTCTCTACCTCAGCTTTAAGAGTATCTATTTTAGTGTATGGAGTACTCTTGTTAATTCTAATTGTATATCCTGCCTCTCCAGATCCTAAAATAAAACTAGCTCTACTCATGAGCTCCTGTACATATTTTGGTATTATCATTATTACGCCTCCTCATAATCCATATCCCATACAAACTCATTCTCATCTACCCACTCCCAGCCATACTCTCTACAAAAGCTCTCAGCCTCCGCCTCTGTTTCAAACTCTGTAAAATATTTCTTTGTGCCTCCTGCACTCTTAAGATAAACTGTAAACATATTTCCCTCCGATCTGGGAGCCCTTAGGCTCCCAACTCCTGTACATACTCCATACCATCAAAGCTACAAAATCCTCCAGCATCTAAGATACTCTGTAAAGCTCTTTTTCCTCCACAGGGGATATATGGAGCTAAGATACCAAACTCATCTCTATCTGAGCTAAAAGCTATATAGCCCTTGCCCTCCTCATAGAGGGCATATCCTGTAACTACTCTAGCTATTCTATCTGTACCAAACTTAGCTCCTTTTAATCTCTTAATAACCATCTTACTTACCTCCTAGTATCTACTATGTGCTATCGTAGCAATTCCTCTAAGCAATCCTGCTACACAAGTATTAAGATCTCCGTCCTGCCAGCACTCATCTACTCCAACAATCCTGCCTGTCATATACTCATCATGCTCATTTCTGGCTACCATAAAATCTGTATCAGTTCCGCACTCATCCTCTCTATCGCTCATCTTAATAGTAAAGTGGCTATCCTCTGTATCACAGTACTGTAAGTATCCCCACCATACACGGATCTCACTCTTAAGTACCTGTACTCTCCATTTCCAGTTACTATCCTTTTCTGTGAGCTCCTTAGCTACCTCTTTTGCTACTTCCTTAGCCTCTCTAAAATCTATTACCACTTCCTGTACCTCCTGTTTTTCTTCCTCAGCATCTACCAGCTCAATCTTGCTGATTAAGGATCTCCAGTAAAATACTCTACCATCCTCTGTTACTAAAAACTCCTTATGGAGCTTGCTGTTTTCCTCTGTGAGATCATAGGCTCTACACTTAACACATTTCTTATCAATGTACTCTACTGTGTAATCTTCAAACTCTGCGTTTTCTTCCAGATAAGAGATAAACTCTTTAACTGTAAGCTGATCCATAAGCTCCTCTGTAGATCTCATAAACTGTACTCTGTATCTGTTATCATCACTGTTTTTATATCTCATATTGTTTACCTCTCTTTCAGTTCGTATCTAGTTCCTTACCTCACTTATAATATACACCCCCTATATAATAATGTCAACACTTTTTATATATCCCCTATATAAAATAATAGAGGAGGCTTTTTACTGCCTCCTCCTGTACTAAAACATAATATTAAAATCACTGTGTTTATTGATCCACTTTATAATCTCCTCATACCCTAATCCGCCACTATCTACAGATTTCATAATGTATTCATATACCTTAGGATGAGTTTCTTTTAGTCTTAAAAATCTCCGATCCTCATTTAGATGGCATCCAAAACCACAATACATACATCCTGTACGATCACACTTTGTAGTATGTAGTACTGGATTAACCTTATCAAAAATCATAGCATGAGGATTTAGATCCACAGGGCTTACCTCACACTCTGTATCATCGGCTATTACTCCATACACAGAGCATATAGGCAACCTCTTAATAGCAATATACATTAAAACATCCTGCTCACTCCAAAAGCTCATAGGCTTGCTTATCGGTCTTTTACTATCAAAACTATTACACCCTGTCCTAAGCCATTCTACAGTACGATTTCTGCTCTCTGTAGCCATTGTAGCTACCATAGGCTTTCTCCCTGTTTTATGCTCATAAGATTTTACTGGAGATTTTTTCATAATGTTACAACATAAATGAGATACCTCTGGAGCCTCTGGATCTATCATAAATTTATACAGATCTGGTAACTTTCCATTACCCTTACTATCCCCATATAATCTATTATGTTTTAAGATCTCTGATCCTGTATGTCTAATCTCGTAAATCTTTTGAGAATTTTCTTTAGAGAAAAACGGATACCCATACTCTTGTATAACTTGCTTAAAATTTTTCTTAGGCTTAAGTATTTCCACATTATCAAAGCTTTTTACAAACGATCTAATCTCTGGATACTCCAACCCTGTATCTACAAATACTGCTTTTACATTAGGGTACTCACTCCTTACCAGATCTAAGAGTACTGTACTATCTTTTCCTCCGCTAAAGGATACATACACTCCATCCTCTCCGTACTCCTCTATCCACGCTCTTATCCTTGCCTTACTCATTTGTATCTTAGATGCAAGAGATAAAGCCTGCATCTGGTAAAGATCATTTATACTATGTCTATTTGTCATACCTACCACTTACCTAAATCGGTTCGTGGAAATGCTAGTAGCCTCCCATGCTCAACATTTAAGACCGCCCTACCCATTCCGTAATAGGGTAGCTACCTTACACAGCTTTACTATTCAATATATTTGTAAAGAAGATCTCACGCTGTTTTCTAGCACTTTACTTATATGTACAACACTCTCATATAAAACCTAGTCTACTAGGATCTGGTATTTCTCCTTTCTTTTATCATGTTTACCTCCAGAAAAATCTATCTACAGATACTCCGTAGAATTTAGCCAGATTGTAAAGTACTGTAGCCTTAGGGATCCGTGTACCTGTTTCCCATCTACTTATACTTACCTCTGTATATCCTGTACCTTTTACCACATCTTTTAAAGTGTAACCCTTTTTCTCTCTTACCTCTCTTAAATTGTGGGATAAGGCTCTTTCTACTTCATTCATTTCTACCAACTCCTTACCCACGCACTTACAGCCAACCTAAAAGTATCATCCTCTAAGAGAGTTTGAGTGTAGTTATAACACTCCTTAATATTCTTACAGATATACTCCCTGTTAGATACTGGTATCAGTACTCCGCTCTCAAATACTGGTATTAACATCTTATAAAATTTCTTTCTACGATCTTTCTCATCCCAGCACTCGTAAACGCTTATCCCATTTCTGCTACAATAATCCATAACCTCTTTTATCGTATACCTCATACCATCCCTGCCTCATATACCTGTTTTCTAAGATATTCCAGCTCCTCCAGATCGTTGTAATAAAACTCCTGCACTCCGTTAAATCCCTGCATTTTCTGCTCTTTACCGTCTTTAAGAGTAGCCTTAAACCACGCCCCAGCCTGTGAGATGATCCCCAGCATAATAGCCAGATCTAAGGTATCCTTAATCTCATCCACTCCTGTACTGTAGTTAAGTGTGTAAGTCTGGAGCCTACGATCATTTTTAGTAACCTTATTTTTCTCCACTTTCACGCTTACCAGATTACCACTAGGGTTAGCATATCCGCTACTTACCTCTTTATACTTCTCATCCAGTAAGGATCCCTTTGTAAACCATAAGATCTGTGAGCACGCATGAGCTATAGCTGTGCCACAGGGGATCTTAAAAGGCTTGTACGGATTTCCTATATTTTCTCTTAACTGATTGATGAGGAGAAAAGTACACTCCACTTTCTTACAGAGCGGTACCGCCTTATCACAAAAGGCTTTCATAAGAGCACTGTTACCGCCATAGCTTTTCTCATCTAAGCCTTTTTCCTGTACTGCTTTAGGGATAATAAAGGGAGCACTATCTAATACTGCTAAGCCGATCTTACCAGATCTTATGTAGTCTAAGAGCATATCTAAGAGCTCCTCTCCATACTCACTCTCTGGCTGGATGAGTATTACCTTACTCCAATCTACCCCTAGAGTTTCTCCCCACTCCTTATCTATTGTATTTTCTGCATCCAGATATACACAGTACTTATCTGTGTACTTTTTCTGGAAATTAGAGATAATATCCAGAGCTGTAGTAGTTTTTCCGCTCTGAGGCAATCCTACCAGCTCTATGATCCTCCCTACAGGTACTCCTCCTCTAGTTAAGTAATTCATCATAGGAGAGGTGTAGGGGATAAACTCTATCCCCTTAAGATCTGATGCTTTACGGATTATATCCGTTTTGTATTTTTTGTTTACCTCAGCTATGAGGTTATCTATCTCCGCCATTAAATATCTCCCTCCGCTCTATGATTAGCTCACTCTGTATCAAATCCCTCTGGGTATCTGGCTTTGAGCTTATCAATATTCATCTGGAGGATCTCATCCAGATCGAAACCAAAACTATAACAGATCATAGCCATATACCACATTACATCTCCCAGCTCTTTTTTAAGATGCTCTCTATCAAGATCCTTTTCGTGAAAAATCCACTTTTTAATCATATCCAGAGTTTCTCCTGCCTCTCCTGCAAGCCCTAAGCATCCGTTAAGCACTCCTCCCAGATCCTCTACTACAGGCTTAAAGCACTTAGGCTTATCTGGTCTATGTAAAAGCTCAATAGCCTTTTCGATCCTGTCTGTTGCGTTACCGTCATTAGTTCTCATAGCTAACTCTACATACTCTTTTCCTGTCATTTTAATTATCTCCTTTCTCACACCACTCATTACAAGTATCGTTATAAGCTGTAGGGCATCCATAAGCATCACTAGCCTCACAGCTACATACAAACTCTCCACCATCGTAACAATTATTACCGCAAGTACCGCAACACTCCATTACTGCTCTCCTCCTAACTCCTGCATAATGCCTACCTCCGTATTAAAGAGGTTTACATCTGCATCCGTGATACCTAAGTTGTAATTTAACTCAATTACATTTCTGATAATGGCTATATCTACTCCTCCTCCCTCATTAGGGCTAAAAAGTACAATCCCATCATCGCACTTAAAAGCTGTTTCTCCAGAGATCTCTACTCCGTTCTCCTCCAGATATGCTAAAAACTTATCTAACTTTTCCTCCACTTCTTCTGTGCCTCCTTAAAATATTTCTACACTGTACATAGAGATCATCATCTATATTTCTGAGCTCATGGAGATCCCTATGTAGCTGGCTCTTACTGATACAAAATTCTCTAGCCACTTTACGGATACTGTCCTTAGGATTATCTATTAGCCACTGTGCCTCCTGCTTACATCTATCCTCTATGGCTTGTCTCCTAAAGTACTCATAAGCCCACCGCTCCATAGGCTTAATCCTCCATAGGATCCTCTGGCTCTCTGGTATATTTATCCTTACTAAATCTATCCAGATCTACCTCAGCTATCCTCTTTGATAGAGATTTCTTTAATCCGCTGTAGATCTTCTCAGCCATCTCTAACTTAACTTTGAGACTGTTATAAGCTCTACGGTAAATAGCCTCTACTAAGGCTTTATCCTCCGTGAGCTGTTCTACTCTGGCTTTTTTCTCCTGCACAGTACCAGATACTTTTACCATCGCCTCATTTTGAGCACTTTTCTTAGCGTTAGAGGCTAGATCTACCTGCATACCCAGCTCCTCTACTCTCTGCCCTGCATAGTACATAAGGGCTGGGATCTTAACACAGTAATACTCTATCTGGCTATCTGGTATATCCTCTATAGAGTTTTCTCCTATGCTTTCCATAATCATATCCAGCTCTGAGATAGCACTATCAAGCTCCTTACTAAAATCTGCTATTAACTCATTTGAGAGGGTTATTACAGGGGAGCTCTCCTCTTTTACCTCCGCTATGATTTTCTTTAATTTATCGCTCTGTACCATCCTCTACACCTGCCTCCGCTTTGATCTCTTTTACACAATCAGAGCAATAACAACCCTCATAGCCCTCAATCTTGTATAAAAAGCACATCCAATTTCTATTCCACTTTCCCTTATCGGAGCATCTCTTACATGATCCCTGCCCCTCTCCTGTACACTGAGTTACTTTCATTTCACACCTCCAAAATATCTACTTAACCAGCTCTCCAGATCATAGCTGTATCTTACTCTTTTCTTTTTCTGCTCTATCTTTACTCCGTGATCCCTGCACCACTCTACAGGTATGCTCTTTCTCTCCTCCGTCTGAGTAAACTGGATCACATCCTGTACGGTTATGTAATATGTTTCCTCCAGCTCTCTAAAGTTGATTAAAAAGCCTCCATACACTCCCTCATAGTGAGTAGCTTTCTCCATTCCCTGTATCTGGTTAGGTCTGATCTTAGCTATCGGTATGCTCTTTCCCTTATGGGTTTTAAGCTCTACCATAAAGAGATAAGGAGATCTAAACAGGATATAATCACATGGATTAGATACTCCATAAAATCCGCTTGTATCATCCTTTAGGCGGTACAGGTAATAATCTGGAGGTACACACTCCTTAAACTCCTGCTCAAAGGTTTTACCGATGTTATTACTTGCCATCCTGTACCCCCTTAAACCTGCTAGGAGTAAACTTACATTTCTTTCTACGATCTACATACATAGATCCATCTTTATCAATGCTACAGTAGTAAGCTCCCAGCTCTCTACCACAATGCTCACAATTACCACATACCGCTCTCAACGCTGTATTTTGCCCTGTAGAGGCTTTTTTCTTTTTACCTGTAGACTTATTAGCCTTTTTTCTGTTTGTATCTTTCTGGGCTGTCTGAGGCTTTTCTGGAGGGTTAGGATGTACCCACTTACCAGCATCCACTAAAGCACACTCATTTTTATATCTACAGTATGTACACTTGCTATCATCTTTCTCTGGAGGGATCCCTGTCTTACAAGCATTGTTTACAGTTCGTATCTTGTTAAGTACTGCCTGTTTCATCTCATCGGTTATTTTCCAGAGATACGGTTTCTTTTTACAGAAATTTCTATCCTCATAAAAGAAAAGGATATAATCTATCCCCAGCCCCATACCGTAACAAGTAGCTTGCCACTTGTGATCCGCCTTAGGCTCATAACGGTTACTAAACTGGTAAGTACTCTCTGTTTTAATCTCTAAGATTACATCCTTACCATTAAATCTAATAACTCCGTCTGGCTGGAAATAGATAGAGAGCTCATCATTTTTACACCTGCCCTCTGTATGATCCTCATTCCAGCCTACAAACTCTGTTTTAATTCCTTTAGCCTGTGCCTCTTTTACCATCTCCTCCAGATCTAAACACTCTACGCCCTCCATACGCTCTACTATGTGCTGTATGTCTAAGTGCCTATCTGTACCACTCTGGCATATCTCAATAAGATTTACCTCACTCTGCTCTCCGTTCTGGGAGCCTCCATGTACTCTCTGTAAAAATAACATACGCTCACAGCCATACATAGAGGATGGGCGGATATACTCAGATGGGGCTACCTGCCTCTCCTCCAACTCCTTAGCCTTTACAGCCTCCTCATAGTTTTTAAGAAACTTATCCTCAAAGGATACACTCTCTGCATTTTTTCCTTGTGCTACTGCTATTAAGCTCTTTAATCCCATTACTTTTCCGCCTCCTCTCTGGCTTTTTCAATATTTTTATTAAATCTGGCAAGCTCAAAAGCTAAATACATCTGGGATCTGCTTTCTCTTATCCTTAGAGGTCTGGTTTCTTTATCTCTCTTTACCTCAATTACCAGATTTACGATAGTAACCACTATGTAGCCAACTAACAAAAGCCCTAAAATTATATTTCCCATTAGTGACCTCCTAACATAACTCCGATGATATAGAGCTCAAATAAAAATACAAAAATACTTACAGCTCCAATAAAATCTCCTACCAACTCACAGCCCTCTCTATGAGTTCTGTAAAATCTTCTCCATTTTCTTTTAATCTGTCTTACCATCCTTGATCCTCCTGTTTTGATTGATAAGTAACCTAATCACAAACGGTAAGTAAATTTAGATAAAAAAAAGAGGAGGCTTTTTACACCTCCTACAATTCTTATACCTCATTTCCCCAACAATCCCATCCATCTATACACTGTCTTGCAAAGAGCTCTATTTTAGGTAGCCCCCCCCCTGCCATTAGCTTTACAATTCTATCTCTTGTTTCCGCTGGTTTTTTACTGTGCTCCTCTATGTGGCTCATAATTACACTATGTACTCCTGCATCCATTCTCTTAGGCTTTCCTCTTACACCTAATAAACATAACTCCGCATTAGCTCTAGTCCAATTACCCATACCCCAAAAGAGAGTATCTGCTTTCTTATTCTGCTTTATCCATGTAAAAGCACAGGTTTTATACTCAAATCCCCATGATCTCATCACATCAAAAGCCTCCTCTAAAAATGGCATTGTAACCCACATAAAAAGCACACTATCATCATCTGCTAACTTTTCTACAGGGAGAGCCTTTATATCCTCTAATCTGGTTACTGTATAATGGCATCCAGCCCCTCTCCCTCCTGCTACCGCCTTATCTCTGTACAGCCATGCTGGATCTGCATAGATTATCTTATACTTGTTTTCTGTGTTAAAAATATCTACTTTCAATAGAAAAACCTCCTTTATGTTTTGATCGATCCTAATCACATAAAGGAGGTTTCTTTAGATTAAATTTTTACCAACATCTTCTCCACGGATACTCCCAGTAATTACCATATCCTATAGGATAATCACTATACCCTAAAGGTCTATTTACCCAGCTCCATGAGTTACCGTTCTGATCTCTTACCTCTGTACTATTCTGATAAATTACCTGCTTACCTGTACTCTCTGCATACTCAATCTCTTTCTTTGTACCCGTAGAGTTTTCATAATTCAAAAGAACATAAATAGCATCACATTGATCTATCATAGCCTTATTGATCTCGTAATAATCTGAGAGCCCCTCTGGTAAAAATGAGGGATTAAGTACTATATGCCCCAGCCCTCTTATATACTCCTCAGCCTCAATAAATTTCTCTTTATACTTAAACACTCCTGTCATAGCTCCAGCTATATACACTCTCATGCTTTTAATTCCTCCAGTACTCTAAAGTGGTGTACCTCTCTTGTATCTCCCTTTTTAACCTGTACTCTCCTTACAGATCCTACCTCTAACGGAGTTACGCACTCCTCCAGAGTTCTCTCTTTCTTATCTTCCTCATCATATACTTTATACCTCAATATTTTCCTCCTCCATATAAAACCATTTTACAATCTGAGTATTAGGAATTTGATATAACCCATACATCCACCTATTAGTATCAAACTCATACCTACACCCCTCTAAAATTCTCCCATCTTTAACAATAACACCAACTCTCTTACTTATCTCTTTTTCAAAAAGTGGATCTTTCTGTATGTCATCCCACTCATCATTAAAAACAACTCTGTTACTTAACACACTCATCTTAATTATCCTCCTTAATAATACAGTTTCCAGCCTACCTCTATATGGTTAGGATCCTGTATATTATTTAACTTTACTAACCTGTAATACTCTGCTCCAGATCCATACAAATTTTTAGCGATATTCCAGAGGCAATCTCCCTTTTTTACAATATAGATCTTTCCATTAAACAAATCTCTTACTCTATCATGTGAGGCTTTCTTCTTTTTAGGCTCCTGTTTCTTTTCTTCTCCAGAATAGTACCAGCTCTCCGCCTTACTGCCACAATATGTACATCTCGCCCCTATTGCTACCTCAGCTCCACAGAATTTACATTTTGCCATCTGGTTTCTCCTTTAATCCCATCACATAATCCATTGATAATCCTAAAAGGCTACAGATCTTAGCAAGCCTCATACTGCTAAGATCTGTACCGTTGTATAAAAAGGCGTATATTGTGGATCTACTTATCCCTGTTTTATCGGAGATAGTCTGGAGAGGTATATCCAGCTCCCAGATCCTCTCCATTACTCTCTCTCCAGCACTCATTATAGAGTAGGTTTTCCTCTGTGTCTTTTCGTGCTCTACTCTGATATGAGAGGGCTTTGTTAAGCCCTCATAATCTCTTATACCTCTGCTATATCTATGCTGTACGGTATCCAGCCTTATACCGCTCTCCTTAGCTATCTGATTTAGAGTTTTACCATCTACAAAAATCCTGTTAGGCTTACCCTTTAGCTCTGGTAAAGGAAAATATCCCATAGGCTTACTCCTCCTCTAAATACTCATCCGCTAAGTTTTCTCCGTACCAGTAATCATTTACCTCAGCATCTACGCTCATAGGGAGATCTATAAGGCTATGTCCTACTCTTTTCATAGTGTTTACTAAGAGATCTGCTCCCTCCTTAATATGATCCTCTGGTACCTCCATAATTAACTCATCATGTACGGTTATTACCATGTGGCAATCCAGAGCCTTATACTGAGGATCATTGTAAATAGCGATCATAGCTAATTTCATAATATCCGCACTGGATCCCTGTATTACAGCGTTAAGGCTCTGCCTGTGAGCCTCTTGATAGCGGTAATCATCGTGATCTGGTAACTGCATCTCTGGCAATCTTCTCTTTCTGCCCTGTATGGTAGTTACATATCCGTACTCCTCCGCCATCTTCTCTACCTTAAGGCGGAGCTGTTGGATCTTAGGAAAACTCTTATAAAAATCATCAATAAGTTTCTGAGCCCACTCGGCACTCTTATCAAACTGCTCTCCGATGGCTTTAGCTCCACGCTCGTACATAATACCTAAGAGTACACTTTTCATAGTTGTACGCCTGTGCTTACCCTCAGCGTTTACCGTACCATCTGGATAAAACTCTCTACAATCCTCATAAGGCACTCCGTAAACCTTAGATCCCATGATAGCATACAGATCTTTACCCTCTCTGTATGCCTCCTGCATAGCCTCATCTCCAGATACATAAGAGAGTACTCGTGGCTCAATCTGGCTAAAATCTCCACCTACAAACTTATAACCATCTCTGGCTCTAAAGATCTTACGGATGCTTTTCTCATGGCTAGGGATATTCTGGAGATTGATCTTAGTAACTGTATCGGAGCTACTAAATCTACCTGTTTTAGCCCCATACTGATTATATGTGGTATGTACTGCATTAGTCTTAACACACTTAACCTCTGGGATCTTATCTATGTAAGTTCCTAATAGCTTTCCGCACTCTTTGTATCTCTGGTAGTTATCTAAAAACTGGATAAATTCCTCTCCCTTTTTAGTACCTGCCTTTTTAGCCTTGTTTCTATGCTGTTGTACTATCTTATCTCCTGTGCCTCTCGGCTCTTTTCTGGATACGCTTTTCAGTTTGAAAATATCATAGAATAAACAAGCCACCTGCTGAGGGCTGTTATAGTTAATCTTCTTAGTACCCTTAGTTAATCTCATAAGAGTAGGATTTTCTTCTATAAACTTATCAAACTTAGCTACATACTCATCACAGAGCTTTTCTTTCTCCGCCATCTCTGCATTAAATTTTACAGAGAGCTCCTTAGCATAATCCTCACGGATCTCTACACCTCTAAGCTCCATATCCATACAAACATCAATAAGAGGCATCTCAATATCTCTAAACACATGATAGAGCTTTCTGTAGTCTGCTCTCGGATGATCCTCTCTAAGATACTTTTTCTGGAATTGATACAGAGCCCATGTTTTAAAACCATCGTTAGCACCATAAATAGCGAAAATATCAATAGGGATATAGTTACATGGGATACCCTCAAAGAGATCTCCAAAATCCTCATCTGAGCCCTCCCCATTGAGGATATACTTGTTATACATCGGTTTTAATCCGTGTTTCTCATTCTCATTGAGTACCCATCCAGCTATATTAGTATCCCACCATACATTAGCGATCCTCTGCCCCCACTGGAAAGTAACTACTTTATCATCAAACTTAATATTATGATTGATGCACTTAAGGGATCCGTTAGCCAGATAAGGGAGCATAACCGCCTTACACTCCTCCTCTGTCATTTGCCCCTCAACTCTCTTATTCTGGAGATCCGTGTGATTAAACGGTACATAGAAACTAGGGAGATCTGGATTATATAAACAGATACCTACTAAAATATCGTTATACACATCCAGCCCTGTAGTTTCCACATCCAGTACATACTCACTTACTCCAGTTAAGTAGGTTTCCATTACTTCCTTAAGCCTCTCTGGAGTACGGATAATTTCATACTCTCCCTCAGCATGGAGCCTACCGCTCTTTACCAGCTCATTTATTACCTCCAGCCCTTTAAGTAAGGTATTCTGGTTTCTTTTCAAATTTATATTACATACTTTTTTATGAGCTAATCGGCTACTAAGATCCTCCAGATCCACGCTCTCTCTACTCATATCTACCTTTATCTCTCTTGCCATCCTGTATCCTCCTGTTAAAAAAAAACGTGAGGGGCTCTTAATTTTACCCCTCACTCTTACCTCATTTCCCAGCTTTATAGAGGTTCTCTCTCAATGAGCCCATTTTCTGTATGTTAGGATATATTTAGGTGGTAAACACTCACATTCACACTTATACCTATCAATCCGCTCCTTTATGTTTTGTCTGCCAAGAGATTACAACTTACTTAAAATACTCTTGTAGCTCCTGCTCCGCTGTCATTGTTGCTATCGTTATTGTTACCCTTGTTAAGCTGTAATCTACCCTCGATAGCCTTAATCTGATCCTCACGATCCAGATCTAAGATAAGTGAGCCTACTAAGTTCTGAGGCTCTGGGATCTCCATCTCACTAGGATCCTTAGGGAAATACTGGTATGTAGTCTTAAGGCTACCCTTTGCTCCAGATCTCTTAATCTTAATATCTCTCTTAGTGAGATCTCCGTACTCTCCAGCTAAGCCGATAAGGTTCTTAATATCTGTTAAGCCTCTCTCCCAGAGCTGTACCTGCTTATCCTTATCTTTCTCATCCTTGTTAATCATCTGTAAGAACATTCTAAGCTGAGGCTTATTACCGCTCTTACAAAACTCACAGCTCTCTCCTTTACAGAGGCAAGTACGATCTCTACCGCTACCGTCTACATCTAACTTGTGTACCTCATAGATGGGAAAATCATAATCTGTTTCTCCATCCTTTACTCCTACCTCTCCTTTGTGGAGTAATCTTACTGTAGCTGTATCTCCATCATCCTTTAACTGAAACCAGCCTGTTTTAGAAAATCCTCCATTGTCATACTTGTTAATAAGATCCTGTAATCCCATTTCTGTATCCTCCTGTTTTTCCTTAATTTTTTTTTCTATAACTACAGCATCAAAGCCTTTACAGCCCCTACCATGCTGTTGATAGCAAAACGCTTATCCACATTCTTTCCTACTAACACATCCGCCTTATGCTCACTCTTTTTAATAAACACTACAGCCTCTCCTTTTAAGATGGCTAACAGGGTTCTTAAACTACTCATACCGCTTACCTCCTTGCTTTTCGTGATAAATAACTTAATCACATCCACCCAGATTATTTAGACAGCATATTGATAACCAGCTAAAATAAATTTCTTTTTGAGGTTCTTGATATGCCAGCTTACGGTAGCATTAGTAATATTGAGAGCCTTAGCAATCTCTCCCTTAGCTCCTCCAGCCATGAGGATATTTACCGCTACCTGCTCCTTATCATTGAGCTGTAAGCTATCTAAGAGATCCATAAACTCTACAGAGCTAAAATCCTTACACTCTACCTCAAAGGTGCTATCTGTTTCTGTACCGCCCTCTTTATTGATCTCAGATAACCGATCTAAGCTATCTGGAGCGGTACCTGTAAATCTTTTCTGGCGTGTAGCCTCGTTGTATAAACGGTTAAGGTGCTGGCGTACATAAACCTTAAGGAGAGTTGAAAAAGCTACTCCCTGCTCTGGATCGTAATCCTCTATAGCTCTAAGCATCGGTATATAACTCTCACTTGTAAGATCCTCTAACTCAGAATTAGGGATAGAGGTTAAATAAGGGGATACTAAAAGGTTAATAAGCCCCTTGTTAGCCTCTATGAGCTCTTTAAGATAGCTCTCATCTCTACTCTCTTTGTACGCTTTAATAAGTTCCTCATTTGTTCCTGTAATAAATCCTTTACTCATCCTGTTTTCCTCCTTTAATATCCTGTGAGATGGTCTTTCCAGCCATCTCCGTACTCTTTGACAAGATCGTTAATATCCTTTAGGCTCGTATGCCATTTGAGGTTGATAAACCGAAAACCTTTAGGTATCAGTAACCTCTTGATCTGGGAGGCTCCTTTTCTCCCTGCATCATCGTTATCTGTGGCAATTACAAACCGCCTAAAAGGTGTACGCTCCAGCTCTTTACACTGATCCTCTGAGATATGTGATCCCATGATGGCTACCGCTGGTACTCCATAAGAGATAAGGCTGAGAGCATCTATCTCACTCTCTGTAATCCAAACCTCCTCTATCTGATCTGCTGAGCCCCAGCTAAAAGATCCGTTTAGGATCTCCCAGAGCCCAAACACTACGGAGGTTTTATCTATCTCTTTTGCGTTATAAAAATGCTTTCCAGCTATGCTCCTGCCCTTGTAAAAGATCACTTTCCCATCCATGCCCCTTACAGGGAAAAGCACTGTTTTATCCTCTGGATCAAACCCCAGCTCATAAGCCTCTAGCACCCAGTTAGCTATCCGCCTTTTATGTAGGTACCTACACGCCTCCTCACTCTGTAGGAGGTTCTGTGTGTACTGCTTAACTAAACTCTCCTCCAATACTGAGGATTTAGCTGTGGAGCCTCTGTACATATCCAGATCTGGGAGCTCTCTCTCCTCCGTCTGGTAGTTGTACTGATTTACCAGCCACTTAAAGCCCTCTACTGGGCTACTCAGCCCTAACAGATCCGCTACAAACTGAGGTAGATCCGCTGTGTATCCACAGGTGTAGCAATGCACCGTACCAGCCTCGTAGGTCTTATCCTTTGTTACCTTTTGCTGTAGGAGCACTCCGCAAGATGGGTTATGCTCCTTACCGTTTGCGTGAAAAGGGCAAGTACACATAAGATCCGATCCTGTGTTTTTAATCTCCTTAAGTAGCCCTGCTCCGTAGAGCTGGAGCTTAAGATCCTTAAGTACCTGCTCTACTGTGGCTACTATTGGAGTTTTCCAGATCGTTATCACTTTTTAGCCTTTGCCTTTTTAGGAGCTGTGAGCTTAAGCATTACTACCTCTGTTACCTTTAAGGCATCTGCTAATACTTCCTGTGGCAACTCTCCAGCCTCTACTGCCTTAAGAGTTGCATCCTCATCTACAACCTCCTTAGTTGCGATACAGCTAGTAAGTTTTCTCTCATGGAGTTCTGCTAAGAGCTTTTCCTCATCCATGCTCTTACGCTCCTGCACAATTCGCTCAAAGCGGTATCCAGCCTCATCCGTGTAATCACTTTCTCCAGCCTCTAACATCGCATCCTTAAGGAGTGCCTTGTATTTCTCCTCCTCTTTCTTTGTACTGTCTAAGGCTAACTTTCTGGCTTTATAAGCCTCCTTTAACTCCGCTAAATTCATTAGCTTGTACCTCCTTTAAAAATTAAAATATATTCCTAAACTACTGTTAAACAGTAGTTGATAGGTAAAAAAATATAGGGAGAGGAGCTTTAGTAGCTTTCTCCTACTGTTTAGTAGTATAATTAAGTATTTACCACTTGTCAATAAAAAATTCTGTTTAACAGTAGTTTTTGTATGTTTTACTTTACTTTTCTACTGTTTAGGTGTATTATTTAATCATCCCTCAAAGAGAGGAGGTGATACAATGGCTAACAATTCCTCTCTCACGGATAACTTTGTAAAAGCTCTGAGTTACTACTTAGCACTATCTGGAAAGAGTAAGAAAGAGGTAGCGGATGGTATTGGGATACCGCCTACTACTTTCTCCTCTTGGAGTAATGGTAAACACTTACCAGACATGGATAGGCTCCAAAACCTAGCTACATACTTAGGAGCCCCTGTTAGTGAGTTTTTCGATTTTACCGCTAACACTTCTACTCCAGATCCGCTACTTACAGAGCTCACAGATATTTTTTCTGAGTTATCTACTGAGGATAAGCTCTTAGTGAGGGATGTAGCTCTTAGGATCTACAAACTCCAACACACAGAGGAGTAATCCTCTGGGGAGCCAGTCTTATATAGGCTGGCTCTTTCTTTTTATTCTGCTACCAGTATTTTCCTAAAGCTACTGGTAATATCTGTTAAAAAGCTGGGATCTGTGGCTCACTCTCACGCTCTCTAAGAGGTGTAGAGTTTCCAGCCTTTGAAAAATCCATATAAGCCAGAGGGATACCGTACAGATCGCTAAGCTCCTGTGCTTTCTCCATCTTAGGAGCTGTCTTACCTGTTTCCCAGCTAACAATGGTCTTATCACTACAGCCTAAGATCTCTGCTACCTCTGCCTGTGAGTATCCTGCCTGTATTCTGCAAGCGGAGAGCCTCCATTTCATTTCAAAGTAATTCATTAACTAGCCCTCCCTGCTTTATATTTTTCCAGAGCCTCCTCCGTTACAAACTTCTTAAGAGTAGGGATCATTACCTCACGCTCTACCGCCTCCAGCTTTCCGCTCTGGATATTTCTATAAACATTTCTCTCACTACAGCCTAAGATCTGAGCTACCTCCTCTACTGTGTAGGCTTTCTCCTGTGGCTCATCCTGCTTTTCCTCTACCACCTCTACAGGAGCCTCCTCTCCAAACACTGGAGCATACTTAGTCTTAAAAGCCTCACTCTGAGCTCCGATAATACGCCCTGCCATAAGATCACAGCCAGCCTTAGTAATGTGGTACAATCTACCGCCCTTATCTGGATCCTCTGAGAAATACTTAGGAGCCTCATCTCCTAACTGTGTAATATATTTGCGGATCGCTCTTAAAAGGTTATCGTGCCTCTTTCCCAGCATTTCCGCTACTTCTTTACTTGTAATCGTCATATAAAAAAGTACCTCCTTTTCCGATTTACTTAACCTAATCAGAAAAAGAGGTAACATTTAGAGAAATTTTTATTATTTTTTCTTACTTAAATCAAAAATAGAGATTTTATCATTCTCTGAGTTAATTCTGGTATTAGTATCTACCACAATTTTATTATCTAAGATACCTGCTACAAGCCTCTGTATAATCTCTAACTCTCCCATCTCATGTAAATAAATAGGGTACACATCTCCCTCATCTGTAAGATATACAGGGATGATCCGCCCCTTAGGTACTCCTCCTTTAGAAACCATAATCTTTCTCTCCTCCTTTATCCTTTTCTCCATCTGGTTTATCGTCCTTTTTATCCTCTGTACTCTCCTCTGGATTTTCACTAAGGAGAGGCTTAAGGTATCCTGTGTTTACTTCCCAGATCATAAGTACCTCTTTGTTATTGATACCATATCTGTTTTTCTTAACACTGATCTTAAGAGTGCCATCTATCACAGATAGAGATAATACTCTTGTGGCGTTCTGTCCTACACCGTCACTCTCTGCTAGATCGTGGAGCTCTGGGCTCTCTCCTTTTTTGCGGTTCTTAACTGCCTCACGGTTAGCCTGTGCCATAAGAAGTACAGGCTTTTTAAGCTCCTTACTCATCAAAAAGAGATCCTCTGAGATATTGTTATAAGCTATTCTAGGTATATCCGCCCTACGCTTATCACTCATAAGAGAGAGCTGATCTATTACAATCATATCCGCCCCATGCTTAATAGCTAAGCTCTTGATCTCATCCACATTAGGCTTACGCCCCTCAAAATCATCTGGAGTAACTACGATAAATCCACTCTTTTGCTGGAGCTGTGTTATGTACTTCTCATAATCCTCCTGTAAGTACTTTGCTCCGTCTGTATCTGGTTTCTTTCCCAGAGTACCAGATCCGTTAAGGAGCCCCATATTGCTAAAGTGCTTATTGAGAGTATCAAAACGAAAACCAACCATAGCGGTACTCATTTCTCCAGAGTACATAAGGATCTTATAACCCATGTTCCACGCCATAGTAGCAAAGTACTCTCCGATCCATGTTTTACCTACGTTAGTACGCCCTGTGAGTACTACCAGATCCTCTCCCCAGAGCCAGCCATTAGTAATCTCATCTAGCTTAGGGATACCTGTAGGAATACCTATAAGCCCCTTTACCTCACAACGCTTTTTATACTCTGTAAGACGATCTCCAGCGTTAGAGATAATATCATAGCCATCTTTATTCCTGCTCACTGGTACGGATTTCTCCAGCTTTTCTAACTCCTCTTTGAGGTACTGGATAGCCTTAATACTATCCTCTTTTACTACCTTTGCTGTATCCTCAATCAGAGGCACCAGCTTAGTATATGTATAAGCCTCTTTGAGCTTATATACTAAGTAATCTGTACTCTCTGTAACCTCCAGCATTTGAAAATCTTTGAACCTGCCTAAAAAGGTTAGTTTATCTGGCATCTGCTTATAGCTGTTGTAATGCTCTATGATAAAATGGATCTCATCCTTACAGGTAAGAAACATCTCCTCTATTACTCCGTTAGAGTGGAGGATCTCCAGATCTGGAGCATCTAATACTTTACAGAGTAAGCTCTGCTCAATCATATTAGCCATTTATAATCCCCTCCTATCTCCGCTTGTAATTTCTACTACCTGTGAGGATCCTAATACTCTACTGGCTATCCGATCCCCTAACTCACTCCTAAGCTCCTCTGGAGAAAGGTTACTGGTATAGATCGTAGTAAGATTATTAGATACTCTGGTATTTATGATACTTACCATCCTCTCCCTTACCCAGTCTGTTACCCTCTCGGCTCCTATATCGTCTATGATGAGGAGCCTACAGGTTTTTATCATTCTGAGTATCTCATCAAACTCTGGATCTTTGTTATCATAGTTATCTCTGAGATCCTCTAAGAATGTGGGGAGGAAAATATATAACCCCTCATTTTCCAGCCCTGTATTAAAAGCTATCTTTCTGAAAAAGTAACTCATAATCTTACAAGCCCATGAGGTTTTACCATTCCCTGTACTTTTTCCCCAGATATATAAGCCTTTGCCCTCATCTATCATACTGAGCACATCATTTTTATAATTATCCAGCACTGTAAACGCCTCCAGATCCTCTCCATTCTCTGGCTTAAGAGCGATAGTATAACGGTATCTCTCTGGGATCCTGCTTAAATTATATAAAGCTCTAAGTACTCTGTAGCCTCCGCATACATCACTACAGGAGCTTTTATCTTTCTGGCAATAATCACTTGCATAACATTTCATTTTGCCTATTACCTCCTTTTGTTAGATCTAAGTGCCCTTATATCTATGATTAACCTAATCACGGAGGAGAAAATTTTTTAGACAAAAAAAAAGAGGAGAGCTGTTACACTCTCCTCCAGACTGCTAAAATACAATATCCTTACCCTCAGCATCTTTAAGGGTATTACCGCTAAACTTTTTACTAACCGCTGTAGGCTTTCCCTGTCTACCATAGTTCTTAAGTGGATAGAGATCTTTCCATCCCTTATCTATACTCTGATCCACAATAGCCAGAGCCACTACAGGATCCTCTCCAGCATTATCTCTAAGAGTACTAGCAAACTTTTCTACAGTAGTTAC